CTAGATATCAATGAGCACATAGGTTAATTGAGGGGCTTCACCCGTGATCGCCTGCCCCTGGACATAGACGCTGCCGCCCTCCTGGCTGCCCAGGGGATTGCGTACGCGCAATCGGCCATTGCCAGGCAGATCGACCGTGGCTGTTCCGTCGCCATGCACCGCGCTGATCCGCCCGGTGAGCACAGGCTCGTCAGGCAGCAGTTGGACAAGACGCTTGAAGAGATTGACGGTGCTCATACGGTTGCGCGCTCCACGGTAATCTGCTGCCGCACCACGGGCATGGCAGCGCTGAGCCGGGTTCCACGGACCAGGCCACGCCAGGATTCGTCGGTATCGACGACTTCGATCAATTGGCCGGGCCGGATCAGGCCTGGTGCCGTCCCACCGGAAAGCAAGGGCATGGTGATGGACTGGACCAGCTTGTTGCCCGATGCTCCCAGCACGGCCTCGCCACGCTGGCGTGCAGCCACGGCCTCGGTGATCAGGGTATCCGTGACCTGGGGAGCCAGGCTGTTGCCCGCCGTCCCGGCTCGGCGCACGTGACCGAGGATGCCGCCCGCCTGGCCGCTGACATAGATCGCGTTGTAGGCGGCACGCGGCTCGGGCCGCAGCTCGTCTGTCACGATGACGTCCGCCGGCATGCGCACGTCCGGCGTCGCATCCGCCCACTTCCATGGCAGATGTGCGAAGCGCGGCGCGACGATCAGGCGCTCCTGCGTACGATGGCTGCTCACCACCGCGCCAATCGAAGCAGCCACACGCATCACGGCCGACAACGGCGTGCCACGGTGGCTCCAGGCTCCGGCCGGCACCAGCCAGTCCGACACCTTCCAGTCCAGCTGCACGCCGGTGAACTCCAGCGCATTGCGGATCAGTTGCTGCGCCGTGGCCGGCGCCGTGTTCAGCCAGGTCTGCTCCGGCATGTAGGGACTGCTCAGCAAGGCGGTGGCACTCACGCCCTGTACGGCCACGCGATGGTTGCCGAAGCTGCGCGTGCGGCTCAGGCTTTGTACGACAAAGACAAAGTCGATGCCATCGACCACCACGCGCAGCCGTGCAGGCAGTCCCCCGGACGGCGCCAGTTGATCCAGCAGGTGTTCCGGACCATTGGCCGAAAAGCTCCATCCGAAGCCGTCGTCATCGCTGGCGATCGTCACATCGCTCAGCGCAACGGCTTCCATGTCCGGCAGCAGGGCTGCCTCCATCGTGTGTACTGTCATGTAAACCTTCAGTTGCGGGATGACATAGCGGGGTGGTTGGGGATCCGGACCCGGCCTGCAGCAGATGAACACGAGTTCGGAGCTTTCGCTCCAGACGTTCGAGAACGCCAGCTCGACGGCCCCACCCGGCGGCGGCCGATAGCACGGTGGCGGCTTGGGCGGATCGACAGGGCGGCCCGGCGTGACGCCGGGCAGCGGCGCCATGGCGTCCTGATGGCGGGCACCGCCCATCACGATGCCCAGCACCCGGGCATCGCCCATGCTGCTGGCGTGCCAGGCACCTTCGCAGAGGCCGTCGCTGAAAGCCTGCCGCATGGCACGGCGCAAAATGATGCCCTCCTGGAACCTCTGCAGCACAACCGCCTGGCCAGCCAGTGCGTTGGCCAGGCCCTGGCGCGTGGCCAGGCGCAAGCGCATACCCTCTTGCCAGGCCTGGGCCGTGAGTCCCCCCACGTCCATGGCAAAGCCCATGCCTTGGCGCGTGGTCAGACGCAGGCGCGCCGAGTCCTGCCAGCGCTGCACGGTGGCCGCGCCTGCGTGCAGCGCTCGCCAACCGCGAATCTGCGTGACCCTGTCGGCAATGGCCGCCTGCTGGTAGACAGACACCAGGCCGCCCTGTGCCGGGGCGGCCTCTTCAAATCCCGACAATGTGCCCCCCACGGCCGGCCTGTCGGTGCGCGTCTGGTACGCCGCTCCAAGCGCCATGCGCGCCCCAGGCAGGCGAATGCCGGCGCCAGCGGCCTTGCGACGCAAGGCACCGATGGCCACGCTCGTCCCCGGCAGCCGGATGGCCATCCGTGCGACTGCGTCCTGAGTCGAGCCCGGGTCCGAATCGTCCTCGTTGCCGAACACCATCTGGCTGGGTGAGCCAGCAGCTGGTGGGCGATGGAAGATCAGCTCGATGCGTGCCATGGCGCTACTCGATGTAGCTGGTCGGCGCCAGCGTCAGATAGCCGCCCGCGTACAGCTGGGTGCTGTCCGGGATCTGGATCTGACCCTCGCCACCTTCGATCGACACATCCGCGTCGAGCACCAGCGCACCGCTGGCCGAGACGACGCGGCCCCAGGTGGCGATGCCGGACTCCAGGATCATGGCGCCGGCCGCATCACGGGCCAGCAGCCGCAGCCGGCCGGCCACGATCTCGCCACAGGGTCTGGCCAGCGGCAGCTCCACCAGCATGGGCAGGGCCGAGGGCTCGCCGAAGGCGGGCCGCTGGGCGTCCGCAAAGAAGCGCACGCAGGCCGTGCCCGGACCCATGTCCAGCAGCAGATCGCGCAGGCCCTGCAAGCGGGCCTCGTTGGCCTGCACCGTGATTTCAACACTGCGCTGTGTCATGGCATGGCCTCCGGCGTGACGCGGTCGGCGACCACGGCGCGGAAGTCGCCCTCATGGTCGTAGCTGAGCACGGTGTATGCAATGGTGCTGTCGATGCGCGGGAAGTCGTACTCGCCCTGGGCATTGCTCCAGGCCTCGCGGATCAGCAGACCATCGCGGTCGCGGTACAGCCGCACGCGGCGCGAGACAGGCACCTTGGGGCTGTTCTTGTCTTGCTGCTCGACGGTTCGGCCGCGCACACGGCCCAGGCCGTTGCCGCCAAGCACATAGTCTTGTTGAGCAGCGGCGACCACCGGCAGCAAGACCGTAGCTCGATAGGTTTCACGCCCACCCACTCCCATAACGGCCGTGGGTTGGAGCAGGCGGCTTGGATAGGACAGCTCGGCCATACCGTTAGCGCCAGGGCCCTGTGATGTCTATGAAGCCATAGCCCGCAGGGGCACTAGCGGAGTTGGAATACGGAAGTGCCAGCAGGCGACGGCCGCTTGCCGCCTCGATCAAGGTCGAGTCACGCTCAAAATATGTGGCGACCTGCGTCTGCGGCACATACCTGTATCCTGGCACGACAGCTCGCGGGGTTCCAGATGTCACCGGTGAATTGCTCAGATACAGCTGTGTCAGCTTCAATTCACCGTCAACGTCACTTGGGAAAATTCCAAAAGAGGAATCGGTACCAGAGCCTGCATTCGCATTACCAGCGTAGCTCTTGAGCTCCGGGGCTACGCTCCCCCCCAAACCCGTGATGGCTCTTGGCAAGAAGTACCAATTGCTGGAGGCAGAATCCAGGCTGCCATTACTGGGATAGGCTATCGCGTTTTGTTGCGATGAAGCGCCACTGAGCAGACAGGCATATGCGTCTCCCGCTCTGTGAAGCGACAACAGGTCGCCAAATGCCTTGGTACCGCCTGCCGTGCTGGTGGCCGAGCTGGCCGTGCCTGGAGCTGTGTTGTCAACGAAGAACCGGCTGTCTCCCACAATCAGCCAACGTACGGGATTGGCGTTGGCCGAATAGCTCTTGGTCCACCAACTGCCAGTATCCCGCTGTACGAAATTGGGAAAAGGTCCGGTACCGGCATCTATTGCCGACATGCTCTCATATGCGCGCATCGATGTCGCTTGCGCGTTACGGTCATCGGCATACAGATACATGCCATAGGTCCGCGAATCGGTGGACCGATACACTGCCTGGTTGGTGCCCGTGAACACCTTGGCCCAGCCCAGCGCCGCGTACTTGAAGGTAATGCCGGCGCCGTTGTCCACCCCATCGGGCGCGGCCGTGCGGAACTTGAATACGCCGCTGCCCGACTCGGACACGCGCTGCTCACCGTTGAGCAGCACCTGCGCAGCGCCCTCGATCAGCAGCACACTGTCCGGCGGCGGCGGCAGCGCCGCACTCACGGAAAACTCCACCGTGGCGACGCCGGCCGCGACCGTGATGCGCGTGGCCGCGCGCAGGCCGAAGCCGGTGATCAGGCAGGCATCGAGCACGGCGATCTTGCTGCCGGCTAGGCCGTTTTGGACGGGCGCGCCGTACATGGTTGAAAGAAAGTGCTTAACGCTGGTATCGACAAGGGATGCCATGGGTGATCTCCAAAAAATCAGGGACGGTCGACGCTGCCGCGCACCAGGTGCTCGAACTGGTAGTCGTCGGCCACGGCCTCGCTGGGCTGCACGGTGCGGATGAGGGCATGGGGGGCAATGCCGCCCTCGGTGTTGATGCGCAGCACGTTGCCCGCGCTCCACCCCTGGCCCCAGCCGAGGGCGCGGATGGTGATGTAGGGCACGCCGCTGATCGGGTTGATGGGCGCGAAATCGACGTTGGTGGAGCCCGTGCCCAGGTTGCCGACGTGCTCGCCGATGAACTCGAAGGTCGTAGCGCTCAAGAAACGGCACATCCAGCGCTCGGGCAGCGCGCCGGCATTGGTGACGACCAAGGGCGCGATGGTGTCGTTGTAGCTGGCGAGGGCCTCGGGACCATCCACCGTGTCCTGCCATTTGTTGGTCCAGGTGGCCTGGTCAAACATCAGGCTGACGCGGGCGCGCAGCGTTCCTGCCATCAGCGCACTGGAGACCACGCTGCCCACGGGGAACTCATGGCTCAGCTGCTTGGTGATGGCCAGCATGCCGTTGATCTGCACGTCACTGACGCGCGCCATCTCCTCGATGCGGTGCTGGAACGTGACCGGCTGGGCCCAGCCCGTGATGTCGCTGACGGTGATCTTGCCGGCCTCCAGATCCACGCTCCAGCCCTGCTGGATGCGCTGGCCATCGGCGCCGATAACATAGGCACGCGAGAGCCGCACGCGGCCGCAGTTGATGACCTGGCCGTTGGCCACGGTGACGGGGCCGACCGTGCCTGTGTGGCCAATCACGATGTAGCTGCCCACCCGGTAGATGGGCACGCGGCCATCGGGCGGCAGGCGCACCGGGTCCAGGCCGATGACATCAGCGTCCAGCGGCAAGTAGAAGTAGCTGACGCTGTTGTAGCGCAGCGTGGTCGGGTCCACCGGCCAGGGGCGCCAGATGCGGTTTGGCTGCACGGCCCCGATGTCGTCAGCCGAATACCACCACTCGGTCTTCTGGGCAGCGGTCAGCGAGGTGTCCAGCACATAGTCGCCGAACTGCAGCTCGACCACGCCGCTCTGGTAGTCGATCTTGCCGCGCAGGTGTGTGCCCGAGATCACGCCGTCGATGCCGGCCGAGGCCGTGATCTGCTCGCCCGTGGCATCGGACAGGTTCATGACAAAGCCGGAGGGCTTGATGGGCGCGGCGGCCGTGCGCATGAAGATGCTGGCCGTGGTCCAGTTCTGGCGCACGGTCCACAGGCTCTCGACCACCAGGTCGGTGGCCGGACCATCGACCACATAGTCGAAGATCCGCGCCACGCCGCTGGAGTAGTCCAGCGCGCCAGCCACGATGCCCAGCGCCGTGGACGTGCGGTCGCGCACCAGCACGCCGTCGTAGTCCTCGTAGACATGGCCCATCCACCGAAACCGCACGCTGCCCGGCACGATGTAGTCGGTGGTGTAGGGGCACAGGTCCAGCACCACGGGCTCCGGTGTGAAATTCATCACATGGTGCTGCGCGCTGGTGAAGTCCTCAGCGTAGGTCACCGTCACCGTGCTGGCCGCCAGCAGTTCTTCGCTCACCGAGGTATCGCGGCGGTCACCGCCCTTGGACATGGTGGAGAAGCTGGGGTCGCTGCCATTGCCGCCCATCGTGGTTTCTTCAAAACTCAGGGCGTTTTCGTAGTCACTGTTGTAGCCCTCGGTCTTGCTGTCCAGCTGCACGAACTTGATGTTGAGGAACTTGCCCGCGTAGTTGATGGTGCCGTCCGGCCCGAACGTGCCCTGGCCGTCATCCGTCAACAGGTGGCGCACCGTGTCCTGGGTCTTGCTTGTCTGGTAGCTGGACCGGCTGTGTGTCGAAGACGAGCTTGCCGATGTCCTTGTTGTCTGCATGACAACGCCGCCCGATACGCGGCCCACTGATACTTCTGCCATGGTTTTTCTCCCTTAATTGATCAGGCGCCCCAGCGCCGGTAATCCACGCCGCCGATGGACTTGACGCCCGCCGTGTACTCGGCATCCGTCCAGACCACGCCATCGACATCGGGCGGCACGTACTGATTCCCCGTGGGCGAGCTGGTGGCGCCGACCTCGATATAGACGGCCCCGCCGCTGGCGCGCGCGCCGCCCTGGGCCATGTACTTGCCTGTGGTCGATCCATCGGATAGAGGCACACGCGAGGTGATGACGGGCGCAGGCGCCGGGGGCACCTGGGGCAGGTAGCTGAATTTGCCGCTGCCGCCGTTTTTCGAGGCCGAGGTGCCGCCAGACGAGGCGCCGGAGCTGGCCGACAGATTGCGCACGGTGATCCATGCCACGGACACGGTGCCGGGCGCAGGGATGGTGTCCAGGGTGATCGCGCCGTAGCCGCCTGCGTCGAGGACGACCGAGACGTTCTTGCTCACCGTCACGGCATAGTCGTACTCGATGGCGAACTGCCCGCCTGCGTCGATCATGAATTGCGGGCGCAGCAACAGCGCGGCTGATGCGTAGTTGATCTCGCCCGTGGCGGCGCCCTGCAGGTCACCCTGGCCGTTGTCCGTGGCCGTGCGCAGCACGCCGCCCGAGGTCCACTTGATGACCAGCGAGCCCGGCTTGATGCCCTGGTGCGGCAGGCGCATGGCGTGCTCGGGCAGTCGCCAGCCCGTGGCGCTGGAGCGGTTGACGAAGGCCGAGGCCTCGCCCCACTGGAAGATGATGGAGCTGCCAACATCAGGCAAAGCGGGCAGCGTCACGGACACCGAGCCATTGGCATAGTTCACCGTGCCCACGGCCGAGCCCGTCAGCCCGCCCTGCCCGTTGTCGGATGCGGTGTACCAGACGCCCATCACTTGGAAGGACACCACAAGCGTGCCGGGCGCCGGAAAGGGCTTGAGGATGGCCACCCAGCTGAAACCACGGTTTTCCTGGCCTACCTTGATTCGCCTGGTATGCGGGGAATTGGGCACCCGGATCTCACGCGGCGAGGTAGCGAGCACCAACTGCCGCACGCCGGCCGGGCGCTGATCCAGAGCCGCTGTCTCGGTACGCGAGTTGGGCACCAGCTGGGTATGGATGCCGGCCACGCGCAGCATGCTCTCGCCCAGTTGTGCGGCAGCGGTCAGCGGCTGGGCACCGAAAAAGCTGGCCGCATCCGCCACGGTGGTGTCCCGGATGCGAGTCTTCGTGGTGTCCAGGACATAGTTGCGGTTGGGTGCCGTGCCGGGGAAGGCGCTGCGCAGCCGGGGGGTGACCTCACAGGTGGTGACACTGGCCTGATAGTCCACAAAGCCGTTGCCGCTGTGTGTGAAGGTCTGCGTCTCCGTCTCCGCGCGCAGCACACGCACGTATTGCAGCACCTGGCTGGCCAGACCCTCGTTGTGGACGAGGATCAGCGTGCGACCAATGGTCGGTGCAGGGGTTCCGGGACGATGGAATATCTTGATCGAGGCCTGTCCCTGGACGTGGTTTTCCAGCAGGAAACCGCTCCACTCCGTGCCCGGGATCAGGTAGGCGGCGATGGCTGCCGCGATCTCCGAGCGGCGCGCGAACACACCACAGGCCGCTATGGTGATGGATACGTTGGGATCACTGGGTACTGCCGAGACGATGATATTGGTATCCATCAGTGCCTCGGTCGTCGGCGTCTGCACGGCCGCATGCACCTGACGGATGCTCACGTCGCCGCCGGCGCGGTCCACTTCGGTGATGTCCTCGAAGATGCCATTGCTCTTGCCCCAGGCGATGACGTTGCCCGTGGGGCCGCCGCCGCCATTGGGGTCATCGGTCATGACCTTGGACTCGAGCAGGCGGATATCGCCGTCTCTGACTGTCATATTTTCAACTCCTCAAACTGTGATGAGCCGCAACGTTGCGACATAGGGATTGGCGAGCGCGGGAAGCTCGGGCCTGCCGACGGGCCGGGCCGTGATGGGTTCGTCGCCGGAAAACTGCACGTCGAAGGCGCGGCCATCCGCCAGCCGCAGGCTGTAGACCTGGCCTGCGGCGCCAGCCATCTGCAGCAGCACGAGCAAGGTGGCGCGGCGGATCCAGCCATGGGACTCATCCCCCTCCAGAGTGATCGGACGTCCCGCAGACTTGCCGGCTTCGTCCACGATCAGCGCCCCCGTGATGCTGCGCGCCGTACTGCGCGCCACGGCGGACCATGTGAATTCATCCGTCCAGGTCATCCCGCGGGGAATCTCAAGCGTTCCCAATAGGTGGTTCTTGGCTGTCATCGTCATATTCCGGAAAGGTTCTTGCTTCGCTCAAGCTCCGACAGCAGGCGTTCGATCGCCCGTTCGCCATCGGCGTCGGTCCTTACATTGCCCAGCGAGCTGCCGTTGATCCGCAGGTCGATGACCCGAGCTGCGGCCCCAACCGTGGACGTGTTGGTGGGAGACTCCAGCGGTGCCCTCTGCGCTTGGGCAACCTTGTCCCTCGCCTGCTGCAAAACAGCATCGGCGATAGCCCTGTTCACCTCGTTCGGATTCACACCGCCCTGGATCCCGCCGAAAATGCCGGCGGGTTTGTCGTACTGCTGCTCGAACTGGTCCACGACGCGCAATGCGGCCGCGTCATCCAGCCCCTGGCCCTTGGCCATTTCGAGCACGGCCGTGCGCGAAAGAATGGTGAGTGCCACTCGCTCGCCTGCGGTGTTCAGGCTGTGGCCTTCCTTGTCGATATTCCATTTCTTTCGGTACAGCTCCAGTTCTCGTTCCTTGAGCTCGTTGGCCTTTTCCTGCGCGGCGATCTCTCGCTCACGCTCGGCATTCAAGCGCTCCAGTGCAGTACGCTGGTCGTTCACGGCACGCGTTACCTGATCGCTCGAGCCTTTCGTCTTGTCGGCAGCGTCTTTCAGGTCCCTGGTGCTTTTCCCTGTCTTGTCCACCTCGGACTTGAGACCTTGCAAGGAGGCTTTGCCCTTGTCCAGGCCCGTATAGGCTTCATCCACCGCCTTGGCCGCCTGCTGCGCGCTCTGAGCGGACTCGGGAAGCGCCTTCTGGATCTTGTTGATTTCCTCCAGCTTCTCTGCAGCGGCCTGCAGGTTGCCCGCCTCCATCAGTTGCCGATATTCGGAACGCAACTGGCTGACGCTTTGTGACGCGGTGGCCGTCGACGCAGCCGTACTCTCCAGCGCCACCTTGGTTTCCATGCTCTTTCGGCCGGTCTCCTCGATGGAAGCAGCCATCTGCCTGAAGGCGCGCTCCGATTCCCCGCCAGCTGTACCGGCCTCCTGGCTGCCTTGCACCAGGCCGGCGAAGCCATTGCGCGTCGTCTGAGCGGCGTCGGTCACGGCCTGCAGGGACTCGGTGGCCTTGTCGCGCATGGCCTGGGCCGAAGCCCCGAAGCCGCCCGCCATCACCTCGGCGTCTTGCGCGGCCTGCTTGAAGGACTGGGACAACTGGCCAAACGAGACCTTCGCGAGCTGCTCGTTAAGCCATGCAATCCCACTCGAGACACCGCTCGCGATTTCGGCGAAAACTGCACCCAGGCCATAGATGACGGTCATCACGCCATTGACGCCAGCGCTCATCGTGCCCCAGGCAATCTTCAGCACGTTGCCGGTATTCGTGCCGTACTCCTGCACCCGCGTCAGGGCGTCCTTGGCCTGGTCTGCGAAGGCCTGCAGCTTCTCGCCCACGGCCTTGAAATCGATCGTGGAAATGAAGCCCTTGGCGAATTCCAGGCCGGAGCGGAAGGCCTCGGCAATCGATTCGCCGAAGCGCCCGATGGCGCCGTCAGCAACGGCAGTGCGGAAGCCCTCTGCCACCGCATCCACCGCCTCCTTGAGAACAGGCAACACGGGCGTGCCCAGCGAGGTCTTGACACCCTCCCAGACATTTCCGAACCCCTTGACCGAGCCATTGAGGTTGTCCGACATGGTTGCTGCCATGTCGGCGGCACTGCCGGAGGCATTGCCCAGCGTGGTGGAAAGAGCATTCAGTGAGCCCATGCCCTGGCTGAGCAGCCCGGACAGCACGGGACCGGCCTCCGTCCCCAGTGCCTTGATGGCCTGCGCGCCTTCCGGGCCCTTGCCGGCCAGTTGCTGCAATGCCTGCTCGAAATCGTCGGTGACAATGCCGGCCTCGCCCAGCTCCTTGCGGAACGCGCTGGCCGGATCCGCGAACTGGCCCAGGATGGTGTTGAACGCCGAGCCGGCCTTCCCCGCATCGGTCCCAGCCTGCGAAAACTGGCCGATCATGGCCACCGTGCTTTCCAGGCTCAGTCCCACGCGTCCGGCAGCAGGGCCCACCGTGCCCAGGGTCTCGGCCAGGCTGCCGATACTGGTGCCGGTGAGCACCGACCCTTTGGCCAGCACATCCGCCACGCGCCCTGCATCCTCGAATTGCAGGCCCATGCCCGAGACCGCCTTGGTCACGGCTTCGCTGGCGGCGGACAGTTCCATGCCGCCGGCCTGCGCTAGGTTCAGGACCGCCGGCAACGTGGCAATGCTCTCCTGGGCCGTCAACCCCGCCTGCGCCAGACTTTCCAGCGCACCGGCAGCTTGCACTCCCGAGTACTGCGTGGTGAGTCCGGCATCCGTGGCCGCCTTGGTCAGCGCGGCCATCTCCTCGGCCGAACTGCCGGTGGCGACCTGGACACGGTCCATTGCCGACTCGAAATCCGCCGCAGCCGTGACGGCATTCTTGAAGGTCTCTCCAGCCGAAGCACCAAAGCCCTTGAGCATGGATGCCCCCACCTCGGACAGTTTGGTGGCAAGACTGTCCAACGAGGCCGCGCCCCGGCTCACCATCCCGCTCACCGCAGAGCCGGCCGCCGTGCCGAGCGCCATGAAGGACTGGGCTCCCTGGGCGCCCTTGTCCGCCAAACTTTGCAACACGGCCTGCACACCGTCCATCACCGTCTGGAAATTGCTGAGCGCTTTGGCCGCGCTGTCGAAAGCAGACCTGGCCGCAGCACCAAAACTCTGGAGCATTGATGTGCCCACCTCGGCTGCCTTGGCCTTGAGGCTATCGAACGCCTTCTCTGCGGCGTCCTTGGCGCGGGTGAGCATGGAAATGGGTTTCTCGTCCATGATTCAGGGTTCTTTTGTAGGCATGTCTGGTTGGCGCTGCCGCCTGTCCAGGCGGCAGGGCGAACCACCCGGCACGCGGCCAGGTGGGATGGTTCACATCAGGGGATGGACACGGGGCGGCCGTCGCGGTAGATGGCCTGCGCGTTGGGACCCTTGAGAACTTCCAGCGAGAACTGCATGCTCACGGGCTTGGTGTCCTCGGTGATCAGGGGCATCTCGCCTGTGGGCGTGAGCGCCACCAGCGGCATGTACCAGTCGCTGTCCAGGCCGGCAGCGCTGTCGGACACGATGCGGATCGCACAGGTCATGTCGGACTTGGCGCCCGTCATCACGGACTCGAACTGGCCGGCCACGGGCGTGTAGCCGAAGACCACCTTGCCGGCGGCGATCTGGCCGCCTTCGATGATCTGGACACGGCCGGTCTCCAGGCTCAGGTTGTAGTCGCGGCCCGCGACGTAGCTGGTCTGACCGTCCTCGCTCTTGATGGACACGGTGGAGACGTTGCGCACGCCCAGAGGATTGGCAGCGGTGGCGCCCAGCTGGTACTGGCGGCCGGGTACCACGGCGCGGCTCTCGTTGTCCACGGGGGTGGCGTCCTGTGTCTTCAGCGCATGGGTGCCGGACAGCCAGGAGGCCACATTGCGCGCGCTGATGTTGTCGCAGGTCAGGGCGCCGGTGCGGGTGACCTTGATGGGCCAGCTGCCGTCTTTCTCGGACATGCCCTCTTCGCTGCTGAAGTGCTCAGCCTTTTCTGCCGCGACGGTGAGGGTGAAGCCCGGGCAGTTGCCCATGGGAATCTCGCCCGTCAGTTGCTCGTTGGCGTCATAGAGGTCGATGTAGACGCGGCCTCGCGGAATCTGGTAGTCATTTTTCGGGTGTGCAATCGGCATGTCGCTGCTCCAATCAAAGGTAAGAAATCACGGCTGGCCGTCAAACAGGGCCGTGGTGGTGAATGCGGCCTCGTACCCCACGAGGCCTGGGTCGGGAAAAGCCGCCTCCTGGATGGAGACGAACTGGAAGGGGGTCCAGAAGCGGTCATCGACCGCTCCCGGCGACCAGTTGTGCAGTGCTTCGACCAAGGCCCCGAGTGCCTCGCCCAGCGCGGCGGCAGCCTGTGCGCCGCGCGGCACCATCAGCGCGGCAACCCAGGTCGGCTGCAACTGCGCCGCGGTCCTCATGGCGGCCCCCCCTGTGGCAGATGCCATGCGCACCTGCGCAGCAGGCACCGCCGAGCGGTCGACGGACTCGCTGGCTCCGCTGACGTGCCAGCCCCCGAAGGCCGGCAACGACTTGAGGCGGGAGGCCAGGATGGATTCGAGCTGAAGCATCAGGCGCGCGCTCTGGTGGCGGCCGTCTGGCTGCGGATACAACCGTCCGCTGCATCTGGCAAGCCTGCGACCGGGGCCACAGTGTTGAAGGTGTTGTTTCTCGAGTGGGTGAACATAGGAAAAAGACCGCCTGTATCCTTGGGTTCCATTGCGCCCTGCTGGGCGTGTTCAGACAGTTTCTCTGTCCTCGCGTCTCATTTCCTGCCGACAAATGAGACTGTTTTCAAGCGCATGCCAGGCCCAGCAGCGGTCGCCGTCCGCCGCTGCGCTGCACGGCTCAGCCCTCTACGCAAAGCGATGTCTCCGGACTGGAAACGCCGTTGCGAACCGCGCCTGGCCGCTTGCCCAGGATGCGGTACAGCTGAGCCCGCTGGAGTCCATATTTGGTTTGCAACTGCTTGCGGTTGACCCCGTTGAATTCCTGGCGGATGGCTTCGTTGCGCTCCTTCTTGCTGGGCGCGGGCACGTAGATGGCGGCGCCGCGTGCGCCCATGCGCATGCCGCCATAGCGCTTTCGCAACCCGCGCAACATGGCCTGGGCAACGGACAAGGCCTGCGGGCCGCTCAGCCCAAGCTCCTGCTCGGCAATCTCCAGCAGCTCGCACTCCAGCAGCTGCGCCGCCGAGTCCTCGGGCGGGCTGACGGATTCAATGGATGTCGTCATGGTGTGCAACGCCCCGGGTCGGCGATTCCTGCCACGGGCCCCGCGTCACTGCCTGGAGCCCACATCGCCGGACTCGCCCTGGTCCATACCGGTGCGGGCCTGCGCGTCCACCCTCTGCCGCTGCGCATCGGCTTCGGCGCGTGGCGCAGCGACGGCGGCGGGCAGGCCGTTGCCAGCAGGCTGCCCGCCCCGCCGCACCCAGTCGCGGGCAGGCAGGATGAAGTCCTCGATGATCCTGGCATCGGACATCGCCATGGGCCTGATGGATGGCAGTTGAGCACGCAGCCGCGAGCGGACCGCCTCGACAGCCTTTCGAACAAACCCCGCCTGCGGCGACTGCTCGGCCATGGCCGCCAGCACATCCTGGGCGGCGGCACGCCGACCCTCCCGGCCCTCGGCCAGTCCATGCTCCTGGGCCTTCTCACGCACATCGCGCGGGCGCGCTGCGACGATCTGGTCGAGCACGGCATCCATCCCTTCGCCAAACGCCCCCTGAAGACCATGCTGGCCTAGCGCCTGCCGGTATACGACCCGCGCAACCTGGGCCGGCGTATGGCTTGCATTGGCAAGCAGGTGGAGCTGACCATCGGCATAGAAACCGCGCGGCCCCTGCGTGCCGCCATCGGCCCCCGGTTCCCGGCCGGCATCACGCATTGCCTGCGCCAGGCGGGGCTCATTCAGGTCGAACATGACACGCACCGGAGGCCCCTTGGTCCATGAGGCACTGATGGCATCAGCCACTTCTTTCACCTTGCCCATGGAGGCATCAGGCGCCGGGCTTGCACTCTTGTCTGCGTCCTGGCGCGAAGCTGGCTGGGCCGCGGCTGGAGCTGCATCGGCTGCCGAGACGCCATCCCCCACACCGACCTCCACCGCAGCTGGCAACGCGGCGGGCAGCCCCCCATCCGGGCCAGGCGGTTGCGCCACAGCGGCAGGCGGCCCGGAGGAGTCCTGTAAACCAGGAGCCTCATTCGCAGGCGCCTCCCCACCCCGCTGCGCACCCGGGATAGGTTGCATGGAAGCCTTCTCGCTGCCCGGCACAGGGGCGCTGCCTTCAGCGGCGGGGGCGGCGGGGCGGGCGGCCGCATTCTCGTCGCCCGGCGCACGGACCGGGGCATCATCCACGGGCGCGGTACGGCTGGCCGAGGCGTCCTTGCGTGCAGCCTGCACGGCTTTCCAATCGTCCTGCAGCAATTCCCAGGCAGGTGTACCCCTGCGCAGCCTGCCGATGTTCTCGCCGCGCTCGGACACGAACTGCAGCCAATTGCGGGCCTGCACCGTAGCTGGATCGAAGGCCGGCGCATCGCCACTAGCAAAGGCATCGGCCGGCACTGGCCCGCGTTGCCTGGCGCCTTGCTTGGCGTCGCCATCGGCTCCACGACCGGATGCTGCAGGTACCGTGCTGACAGCCTTGTCCATCTTGGCAGGACCTGCGGAGATTTCCATGGCAGCCGGGCCTGCGTCCACAGGTAACGGCGATCCGGGCCGCGACGGGCTTGCAGATTCCGGGCTGGTGATGGGCAGCGCTGCATCGCCCTCACTACCCGCCTTGCCCCCTTGGGCCCGGCTGCGCCTGGCGGCGATGGCGGCGACGCCCGCAGGCGGCAGGCCGCTGACAGCGGCCTCCACCGCCGTGCGTCCGACATTGCGCGACAACGGCCGCCCATCGACTTCCCCAGCCTGGTGGTTTGTCGCCACCTGGGGCAGTACGTCATCGAGCTGCTTGCCCAGCATCGCTGATGCCAGTGCTCCGGTCGCGGCATATCCCCTGCCCGCCAGAGCACGCTCGATGCGGCGCTTGCCAGGCAGCAAGCCGGTCAAGCTGCCTATGGCAGCTGGCAGCACCGACTTGCCGAGGGCGATCCGTACCGCCTCGTCCTCCGGGACGCTTTGCTTGCGCAGCGTGTCGCGGATCTCTTCGAAGGCTTTTCCACGGGCGCCCCCCGCATTCATCAGTGCCTCCGTAGCACCTGCCATGGTGGTGCCGGCCGTAGCCGCCAGGGCAGTGCTTCCTCCTGCGGCCAGCGTGGCGATCTGCCCCACCCTCGACGCGCCAAGGCCCGGGAGCACACTGGGCAGATTCGTGAAGATGAAGCGCGAGATCAGTACGGGGTCCGAGCTGTAGGCCCGCGCTGCCGCGATGGATTGTTCGATGATCGAATCCTGGTCCGCCGCGCTGATCACCTTTTCGGCTTCGGCCAGCTTGCGCTGCGTCACGGGGCTTTGTGCCTTGCGCCAATGCTCGCCATTGCTGCGGAAAAAATCTGCGACACCGGATGAGGGCGAAAAAAGGTTGACAACGCTGCCCAAGGTTGTATTCACCCCTTCAGCGCTTTGCACGCCGGCATCTGCGATTGCCTCACCCCAGCTGCGCTCCTGTGGCTGTGCAGGCGGCTGCGCAGGCACGGGCCGGTAGCGTGCGCCGGCACCGATGCCGGTCACATCCATCCCGTCCAGCAATTCGAATGCCTCTGGCTCGTAGGCCCGGCCGCCCGGCTGATCCAGCCTTTCGCGCTTGTACTTCTTGCTGCTCATCTGATCCCCTTTTGGCAAGAAGCACAGACTGGCAGGCTTGGCACGGCAGGCAGCGGCGCCCGGGCTCCTGAAACGACAAGGCCCGCTTAAGCGGGCCTTGGTGGCTGCATCCCAGGATCAGTGCTGCGCTACCTGGAGGCGCCATACGGCAAGCCGCTCGGGACGGTTTCTCGGCTCGGACGCAAGCTGCGTTGGAACTCGCCCTGGGAATACTGGTACAGCGCCGCCGGGCTGGCCATGGACTTGAGAAGTCCAAGAGCCTCGCCACTGTCCTTAAGAGTGACTGGCGCCGCCTCCCGGCCATTCAGGTCTGTGCGCTTGATCTGCAAAGCCCCTCCCTGTCCCGCCTCGATGCCGGAAATTTTGTAGCCACTGGGAACATAGCGGTTGTAGAGCTCCATCAGCGGGGCATAGTCGCCCACCGCCAGGCCAGCAGCGGCTTTGTCAGATGCCTCCTGACGCCTTTTTGTATCCATCTGGATTTTGATGTGCGACTGCGCCATCAAATCCTGGGTAGCCTGGTCCGCAGCCTTGAGATGCCCAGCCTGTGTCAGCGCCGCTATACGGCGCTGACTATGGGCAAGGCGGTCGTCCATCGTCGCTTCGCGTGACTTGCCGCTCTGGTCAATCAACGATGCCTGGAACTGCTTTCGTTGCTCGCCCTCGATGCGCCCCACTTCGTCATCCTGCTGCCATTGCTTCATCTCTCTAGCCTGGCGTTTGACATCGTGCGCCCCCAGCGTGAGCTGTTGGCGCATCTGCAGGCTGCGCTCAGGGTCCGTGCGGCCGATCACGTCGGCCATGGCCAGCATGCGCGTGCTGTCCTGCTGCTCGCGACTCATCGACCCCGC